ATGGTAGGCATTGGCAGTGCTAACGGTATCGAGCTAATCAGATGCCGGCGCCTGAGGGGGCGAAGCCGCGTATCGATTGGCGAAGCGGCTGTTTTTGCTGTCGAGGAGGAGTGCGCGGACGACATGGCAGGACTACTCGAAGATCAGAAGCGCACCCAGCACGACACTAATGCGAGCGTCAACTCCGACGAGAGGCGCAAGAAGGGACAGTGAAGGCGCGTCATGCCGCGTTATATCTACAACGCGCTGCGAAATATGCGGCGGGCGCTTGCCGCACTCGATTGGAGCCGCGCGCGTGCCGAGCGTCGACCAGAGGCTGCGACAAGTGAAGTCGCGCCGAACGTCGGCGGCGTGAAGAGCTATCTGAGGGGGGCGGAGGAAGTCATATGTAATTTGACATAATCCCAATTATCGAACTTTTGGTCATATTGTAAGATAATTGAAAGATCAAGTGCTCACGACACGCTCCCCACGAAACTACACCAACTCTCGACGCCCAAGCCGCTATTGTTAAGCGGCTTCTTACATCTGAAGCGCATAAGAATTAGCCTTGAGAGATCAGTATGACCTTCCGCAAGCCACTTACGCGGCACAACGCCGCACCCTTAGCCGAGTTCCTGTACTACGCCAACGGCCTTCCGATGCGGTACCTTTGCCGCACACTACAGCGCCATGAGCGCACGATCAAAAGCTGGATGAGCGGCCAAGCGGTCATTCCGCCCTGGGCCGTTGCCGTACTTCGCTTACGACTGCTCGAACGCGATCTGATCCGGGATCAGATGGGGCTGACTGCCATCGAGCAAGAACAGCGCTTGAAAAAGCCGCAGCCAGTCATTCGGCCACGGCCCGCAGCCAATGAGGAACAGTTCGCCATTCAGCTACGACTTGACATCGCCTAGCACATCAAACCAAGCATTACTGGCGCTTTCGCCAGAACCACGAGCGCTTTTCGGCAGACGGCGTGTCCGTCGCGCCGGAAGCGCCCTCAGTAGTTAGAGCAAGGTGCTCTTTCAAAAATGGCGACCGTCCGGCAAGGATCAGCAGAATCATCCCACCGAGCCGGCGCGCGAAATCATCGTCTACCTTAAAGCCAAAATCTTCCAGAGGTACATCAACGCTAGTACTTTTCGCGAGCGCCTCCGCAACGGCTGTTTGCGAGACGTGATGATAGGAAATAGATTTAGTTTCTTCGTTGAAAAGCGTAATAACGCATGTTTTTGGCTTTGCTTCCATTAGTAGCCTCTACACTGTTGATACCGCTGGAAAGCCCGTTGCGCGCAGCTCTGAAAATAGGCCGGACTTTGATACATGGCGCGGGCCGCATTACAGGCCTCCATATCCTCCTCATATTGCGAGAAACACTCACCCTCGTCTTCCTCACTCACTCCCCGAGCCGCCAGCTCGTCGACCTGACCACTAGCGAAAGCGCCAGTGTACGCGAACGGTTGTACGCCCTCGAAAGTGGATGCTGGCACAGCAGCAGGTGTATCGGCAGGCTGAGCAACCGGCACCGCCGATGCTTCCGTCCTCACGATGGGACGACCACCGTCAGCAAATCCCATTGCGGCAAGTTCACCAGACGTGTATGACTCAAACATCCTCGTCTGGCTCGCGTGCATGACCGGCTGAGGGGAACACCCACATGCGCAAATATCGCCGTCTAATGCCGGCCGCTTACCCATGAAATTATCGTCAGGCCAGCGCGGCCCTTTGGCTACGATTGCTCCGGTTGAATTACATGCTGGGCAGCCAACTTTGGCACCGAGGAACGTCAGCTCGGCACCATCGCATGTCATACCATCTATGCCTTCCTGCACCACGCCATTAACGGATGACTTATCACCCTTGCGGAGGTAGCAACGCTGCATTTTCCGAGCACCCCTGTGGTTTTCGAGCCCGAAATGTTTGCAGTATTTCAAGAATTTGTCGAATGATTTTTTTGAAAAATGCTGATTGAATAAATGGAATTTGTGCGATGCAGCGTTGATGCTTAACGACTATGAGGCATCATTCGCTAGCGCCATTACTCTGACATTCAAACGTTGAATTCAACCGGAGGCGGCTATTCAATTCTAATTGCGGAAGAAAGGTGGTGGGGTGTCCATGTCTTTTAAATTCATGGCTTGCAAAATAACATCAGCGGCATCAACGTAAGGTCCGGGATTGAATGGCCTTATGGTGCACTCCTCCGAGCTAAGTGTATTCATTAGTCCGGTAATGAACAAGGCGAATTCGGCATATGGCGGCATATTCGGGACGACCTGCGCTCCATGCCATTTTCCATCTGCAAAAAACCAATAGCCTTTACCCAAAACACAAAGGACCACACATGGTGGGAAATGATCCTCCGTGTACTTTAAATATCTTTCCAACTCATCACCGGCAATGTCGGAGGAGAAAGCAAGCAGCACGGTTGCAGGCATCGAGCCGCATGTTATCGAACCATCTGCTTCCCTCTTTGGATACGACTTCAACCCGGCGATTGCGCGAAACTTCTTGTTTGCGTCCCTAATCTCCGTAGCGGTGAGCGTAGATTTGACCTCGAATACATACCTGACACACTCAACGGGGAATAGCCCGAGCTGACCGCTGAAGAACACGGGGGGCGCTGTCCTTTTGTGATAGACGACAATATCCGCTTGGTCGGACTTATTTTGGAGTGAATCGATCACCTTTCCGCTTCCGCATCGGAAGCTCTGAGTAAGAAACGGCTCGATGCACCTTTTCGCCGCCAACTCCCGTATCTCCCCGGACAGCCCGTGATGGCCCGTATGAGCCGCTAGCTTGTCCGCCTCAGCCTTCGCAGCCCCGATCAAACTAGTTATAAAGTCAAAGTATGGAGTGGTCATCTCGTCGTGTGAGCGTATTTGCCTACGCAAGCATACTCTCTACTGGCACCCTTTGGTGCTATCAGTTCTTAACAGGTGATGTACTGACGAGCGACCCCGATGCGTGGACGAACTGATATTCACCTCCGAAACGCGCGATGACTTTATCGGGTCGGGATGCGCCTTTCGAAATTCATTCTGTATTTCCTGTTGCCATCCAAAACACGCCTATTCCCTGGTTCCAGTAGAACTGAGCCCCGTCACACGTCGCGCCGTTACCAAGGACGCATTGATGCGCGGCCACCACCGCGTCACGTGCGCCAAACTCCGGGCCTAGATGCGCATACGTGGTCGTCTCTGGCAGCACGATGCCCCGGCTCGTCCAGTAACGCTTCTTGTTGAACGTTGTCGCGTCCGCGTCCTTGCCGACGTACTTCGCGATGTATGTGGCGATCCGATGCCGCATGGCCCTGCCCTTGCCGCCGATACGCTTGAAGATGGCGTTAGCCTTGCCGCCACGAAAGCTGTCGTTCACGGTGCCATCCGTGCCCGACTTCCTGATCACCGACAGCCAGATCGAGCGCAGCAGTTTCCAGTTCTGCCGACCGCTGACTGCAACGTGAATGTGCCAAGCGCCACGCTGCTGCCGCTCGAGCACGGCCACGTAATGAAAGTCTTGCATCGCATTGAGGCGACGCCGGAATGCGTCCCACCATTTGGCCCATACCTCGATGCGCGTTTCGTTTGCCCGCGTTGAAAGCGTCAGCATGCGATCGGCACGGATCGCCTTGCACCGCTTGCGGATCATCCGCTTGGAGCGCTCGATCGACGTTTGCAGTGACTTTGCCGCTTTGGCCGAAGCGTCTTGCTCGCTCTCACCCTCAGCGACTTCACGCTTGCCTCGTGCGCCCCTAGGCAGTGCTCGAATAGCCTGGAAGTGCCGCCACACCCGTACGCTGAAGGCGGCCACCTCTTGCTGCCCATCCTCGAACCGTTGCGTGCGCACGACGTATTCATCCCAGCATGAGCCGTCGACGAAATCGGGCAACACCTCACCACGCTCGTGTGCATCGAGCACAGCGCCCGGCTTGCTGTACTCCTCATCCCAGCTTTCCAGCGAACGAACGTCAGGACGCTCATACCCGACAACCACGCCATCAACTACAATGGGCTTGCTCACGTTGGATACCCTCATATCCGATGTTTGTCACCGCCCGGGATCGCGCCAACGATCGCCGGGTTTTTCTTTTCTGTTGCTACCTTCTGCGGTCCTGCTAGAGCCCTGCTGCGGCTCGTTTCCGTTAAGTGTTAGAGGTACAAGTTTAGGCGCGCTGCGCGCGCCGGCCTCTGCGGCCTCCGGCTCGCTGGAGGCCCGCGCACGCTCGCGCCCTACTCGTCCTCAACACCATCGGCCAGCCGTCCTACGCGCCATCTACGAGCCTCTGCTCCGGCCCAACACGTCTACACACCCTAGACGGAGCGCTGCGCGCTGTGGGCGCTCGCCGCGCGGCGTTTTTCCCGCGCCATCGTCATCGCTCGCTTGCCGCCAGTCCGCCGAGTTCTTCGCCATTAGCCGGGCACGGTAGCGCACGTCCGCCCGCTGGCCGGCGCGGTGCGCCTTCAAGGGGGTATCCGTAAAAGTCGAACGGCACGACTTTTACAAACCCTCCCCCTTGACCCGCGTTCGGCCGCGCTCTACCTCGGCAGCGGGCGAAAGAACTCGGCGGACTGGCGGCAAGCACAAACGCTACGGCTGTGCGGGAAAAACCGGGTTGGCCGGGCTCCTGAATCTAACGGCCCGGCAGCCTCAACACCTTGGAGCGCACCATGATTCAGCTTTCCCTGCTTCTTATCGGCGGCATCGCAACGGCCCCTTTCTGGTTCGCCAAGCCCAAGCGCCGCGCGTCCATCAAGCGCCGGGCACCGCTCACGCCCTGGCGGCAATTGAACCTTCGCCTATACATCCGGCCGCTCATCCGCAAGGGCAATTACTTCACCTGGACACGCCCCGACGGTCGGCAGTTCGTATGCCGCAACATGCGCAGTCTCGTGGCTCGCGTCATGGACTACGACGGCCACTTGCTCCAAGGCTTGCTCAAAGCTGCCCGGCGCTAGAGCGGCTCTCCTAGTTACGCTCGGCTACAATGCGCCGAAACAAAACGCCGAGGAATAAATGAGCCTGGACGATCGCGACTGGTACCGAGAAGAAATGAAACGCCGAGCGAACCCAAAGCCGGCGCAATCCGGATACGTCCACCCCGCGCTACAGCACCTGCATAAGCCGCATCGAATCCGCCGCTACGCTCCCGCCCTTGCCTTTTGGCTTGCCGTTCTGATCGGCCTTTACGCAGTCAGCAGCCACCTACTGCGCGCTCACACCTTTTGAACCTGCAACACGAGCACGATTTCCGTGCGACCCTTGCTCGCGCCTTTACCGTCGAGAAACGACGGCAGCCATGGGAAGCGATTACGGGCGTCGCTGGCCGTGTCCTGCGTCAAACCGCCAATCACGACGACCTCGCCATCAGCCATGCGCATGCTGGTCTTCATTTCGCGCGTGTGCTTGGTCGGCGAGCCCGCAACGCCGGTCGTCGTCGCCACGAAGTCGGACAGCTGCTCGTCGACCGCCATATCGATTGAGTCGCCGACGATCGACGGCAGCACGTCGAAGATCAAGCCTGCGTCCTGGTACGTCACGGATTGAACCGGCGCACCGCTCGTGCCCTGGTAGCTGACGCTGCCGAGCGTCGGCACCTGTGCGCCCACATTCAGCCGTACGTGCTGCCCCGACTGCACACGCACATGCGGGTTGCTGATCTGCCGGAAGTTGGTCGTGCCGTTTAACGCCGTGATCGCCGCATCGATATGCGGCCCCGCAAAACGCAAGGAATTGCGATCGGCCGTCGTGTCACCATTCGAGATCGAAAGCGCCCCACCCAGCACGTTCACCGCGATCGAAAACGCGCTGCTCTTGGAGTCGTTTTCAGTGACTTCATAGACCCAGCCACGTACGACCAGCTCACCGGGCGACACATCCAGCTCGGGCAAGATCGCCTTGAGCTGCGCCACATCATCGGCCGAGCCGAAGAACACGACCTCATCGCCGGAAGCGACAAGCTGCTCCGCTGCGGTCACGCTCGGCACGCGAGTAGTTGCCGCTCGATCGTTCGACGCAGGCAGCATGCCGGCCGTTGACGAGGCGCTATCGGGGGCACCCGCGCTAGACAAGTCGAGTGCACCCGGCAGCACACCAACCGCCCCGCGCGAAGCGAACAATGGCCCGAGCACCTGCACGAGATACGCGGCTGAACGGTGCTTCGCGTGATAGACATAGTGCGCGGGCGGTGTGCCCTTCGTGGTGTCCGCTCGTCGACCGATGAAATCCACACCGTCGCGCGTTTCGACCTTGAAGCCCTGCGACTCCAAAAACACCCGCACGAAGTCGTGCAGCTCGTCGCGCTTGCCGTCCCACTGGAACGACACCAGCCGCTGATCCTGCAACACCTCATTAGAGATCACGTGCGGCACGTGCAGTGCTTCGCCGTAAAGCAGGTCGACCAACTGGCCCACGTTCACGAACCGCAGATCAAATGCGCCGCCGTGCATGTGTAACGGAGCGGGCGGTGCAGACGGCACACCCGGCAGCGTCGGCAACGGCGGTATGCCCTGCGGCAGCAGTGCATTCTCGACGGCACCACACCACGACGCCCACAGCAGCAGCAACCCGACCAGCTTCCTCATTTCCCCGTTCCCCCGAGCATCTTTGCCGGCTGCTCAACGCCGGTCCATACAGCCACCTGCACGCCGTCGACCGCCCCCTCAAGACGCAGACCTTCGCCACGAAACCCTTCGCGCGGCACTGAGCGCACCCGTCCTGCGGCATCGGCCAACAGCACATAAGGCATGCCGTCAATCGCGTAGGCGCCGACCAAACGCCATCCATCGCTACGCACCTCAACAGGAGCGGATGTCGGCCCGGCAGCCGCAGGGCTCGGAACGGCTGCACCGTTCGACTTCGTGCCCATGCCCACGACACTCCGGTATCCGAGCCACACGCACACGACCAGTGCAACGAGCGCCACGGGGATAACAAAGAGCACTTTCGGGACCACGGCCTTCGGCTTCGTGTGCAGTTCGGCGCTCGTGTACAGCTTGAAAACGTCCTTGGGATAGGCCCACCACGTCTTTACTGCATCCTTGAGACTGCCGTTCGGATTGCGCGTGCTATCCCACTCATAAAGCAGCGCTTTGTTCATGCCGAGCATCCGCCGCACGTGGACATGCCGCCCAACCAGATCGCGGATTGTCTTGTTCATCCGCTGAGGGTGCTGGGTAATCAGGATGAAGTCGACGCCGAAATGCCGGTGCACGTGCAGCTTTTCTATGTCTTCGGTCGGCTTGGTGCTCACGCTCACGGGCGGCCAATAGCGCTGCACTTCATCAATGATCACCACGTCGTTCGGCTGCACATGCTCGGGCCATTGACGCACCCATGCCTCATCGACCTGCACATGATCGATCGCCAGATCACGGATGCCGTCGACGACTACCCGCCGACCTTGTTTCACGAGCTTGCGTGCCAACCACACGGCGTAGAGCGTCTTACCCGAGCCGGGCACGCCGGTAATGAGCGTAATCATTTGATGAACCACCTCTTGGCAGCCGACGCACCCGCCAGCGTGACGCGCGCCGTGATCGCTCCGCCGATGTAGCTCATGGCCTGGAACAGCCCACTAAGCGCCAGTATCGACAACAAATCGTTAGGAATGCCGCCGACGTTCGTACTCACCCAGCCGAGCGCCGTGTTCACCGCAAGGTCAATCCCCGTCACCGTCAGCACGCCGACACCAAGCGCTATCAGCCCCTGAATGATCATCGGCCCGACGAGCGACATGAGCCATGCTGCGATGGTCATTTCAGGCGCTCCATCATGCTGTCACTTGCTTGTGCTTCAGCACCCGACAGGGCTGACAGCCCATGCCACGCGAGCGCCAAGCACAGCACCAGCAGCACCACGCATACACCACCCACGATGAGCCCGTTTCTCATGACTTCACTCCTCCAATGACAATCATTGCGGCCGCTATCCCACCCAGCGCAGCGACCAGCGGCGCTACCTTCTGTACAAGCGTGCAGACCGGTGAATAGTCAATCGCATACGGCTGCCCGAACAGACTGAACGTCACCGGAGCGGGACAGCTCGCGGTGGCCGGCCCGATCCGCCACGGCGATAAACCCACATTCACGGTATTCGACGGCAGCGCCCCGGCTGATGCACTTCCCCACTGCGCACAAAGCAGAGAGGCAGGATTGATCGTGCAGGGATCGGTCGTCGACGGCGACGATGCCCCGGAGCCCGAACCAGCACCTGTACCAGTGCCGGAGCCTGTCCCTGAACCCGTACCGGTCCCAGAGCCGGTACCCGTGCTACCGCTTGGGCCTGAGCCATCGGAAGCTACGCCGCTCGACGGGATGTAACCGACCTGAGAAGAGCTATTGCCTTGGCCTGCCGAGCCGGGGCCGACGCCCAGCACATCGCCAACCGTGGGCGCAAACGTCGGATTGCTGGCTTCCCACGAAGTCACGTCCGACGCGGTAATAGGGTTCGCGGGGTCATAGGGCACGCCGGTATAGCCAGGGCGCGAAGAAGCCCGCTGCCATGCCGCATTGACCATGCTAGCCGTCGTTTGCGGATCGGCTCTTTGCGACAACTCAGAAGATGGGAGCGCGGTAACAGCTGCCGACAGGCTTGACGTTGTGCCTTGCATAGAGGCGCCAAGCGCCGGTTGTAGATTCGGCGCAGTACCGGTGCCGACGATGAACTGCACCTGCTGTTGCCCCGAACCGTATACGCCCGTTAAATCTTGGTCGTTCATCGCGCAGTTAACGCCACCACCCGGCAGAGGCGAAACGGTACAAGTGCCTTTGAACGTGTACGCATACGCCGGCTGACTCTTCGCCGCGGCGCCGCTCGACAGTTGCGCTTGTCCATGCAATGACGCGTTCTGTGCCCAATACGTGGCCGCATCGGCAAGGCTTACGAAGTCGACTTCGTAGCTCTGCGTGCTGCTCAGGTCCGTGGGGTTCGCGTAGACGTAGGCGCCGAAATAGGTAGCCGGCGGCCCTTGGTTCACGTATGTGACGTTTTTCGTGGTGGGATTGAAGAGCCACGACCAGAGCCGATCGACCCCGAGGAAAACAGCAGCTTGGACGACCGCACTGAGTGCCGCGCAGCCGACGAATCCCCAAAGCCCACCGGCACCGCACGTTAGGCCTGCAACAACGTCCGCTGCCAAGGCCGAACCGATCCCCTTGACCGTGTTTGCGATCACCGAATCGGCCGCCTTGTACCCACGCGAGATCGCCTTACCGGTCACGAGCGCGCCCGTCTCGATCTGCGGCTTACCGAGGGCCACCTGCGATCCGCGCACTATGCCACTGCCGATGATGTTCGCCTTGGGCGTGCCGTCGAACACGATATAAGACGTGTCGCTCGTCCACGCCACGACAGGGGTCTGCGCCTGCGCCAATCCAATAGCCATACACAGAACGAACGCCGCGAGTACGCGAATCATTGTGCCCCTCACAGAAACAGAATCAGCCCCACGGCGTAGCAGGTCGCCACGACGCACCCGAACGACACATAGAACCAAGTCATTACGCCTCCCCACTGCTATCGATGAATGCCCTCAGAACTCGGACAACCCAAGCCGTCGCCATGACGAGCAACATGGCTCCGCCCACTGCAAGCCCCGTCGTCGAGCCGTCGGCGGCCTGGTCGTCGATCGTGCGCACCTGCACAAACAAGGTATGGCCTGCGCTATCCACGCCACAGCTGACCTGCTGCCCGCCAATCTGCGCATACGTCACGCCGCTTGCTCCACCCGGCCCGCAGACCACCTCCGAAAAGCCCGGCATCACGCCCCCTCAAACAAAAAGGGCGTCCCCTTGCAGAAACGCCCCTGGCACACGCACTGAGCCTATTACCGGCCCACGAAGCCCTTCATAAGCCGGTAACCCAGCGCAAGGACTGCCACCGCAATTAGTGCTCCGCCGATCGCCGAAATCCCCACCGTCAGGCCGTTGATCTGCTGCACAGCCGCCGTCGTGTCAATCGTGCTCGCCGGCGCGCCCGCCGCATCCGCCATTGCACTGCCGGCCGCTGCCGCCAGACCAAGACCCACCACCAACAGCTTCTTTTTTGTCATTTCTTCTTCTCCCTGATTTAGCCCGTCCGTTAGGAATCGTCCGATCGGGCCAGCTTCGAACGATTCGACTCTCAACGTGATCGGTGAGCTAGGCCGCCCATTCAGCGACCCAGCGAACCAGCGAGCGTTAAGCCGCTGCTCCCCCTACCCCCGCACCCGCCTTGGGCTTTGCAGTGGGCATGCCGAACGGTTGCAGCGACGTGATGCGCGGTTCGAGCTTGCCGTCCATCGACTGTGCGAACGCGAAGTCGGCTAGGTACTCGCCTGCATCGATGGCCTTGAGGTGATCGGGCAAATTGATCGTGCCGACGAGGATCTGCTTTTGCCCCTCCACGTCCTGCTCAAGCACACATTGCGCCGCGTAGATCTCCCAAGGGTTGCCCGTGCGCTTCGCAATACCCGAACGCTTGATGACTTGAAGGACCGACAGTTTTTGCTTGTTCATTCGATACTCCGAAAAATTAGTAGTGCTACTCAAATAGGCTGATCGACTCGCGATGCCCTACACGTTTGCGCATTCAGCGCGGTTTGATTAACGCTTGCTTGCTCTCAGATCACTGCATGCACCGCAACTGCCCGCGCGATCGACACCGCACCACGCGCACAGCTCTACTACAACTTCGACCGGAAGCGACCACGTATCTCTTCGGCGAACGTCTGCCGGCAACGACCGCGCCTGCTCGGCAAGCTGGCCGGAAAACAAATCCGGCGTTACCTCATCATTCAGACACTTCGCCATGGCTTCCCCGCTTTCGCCCCATCGCTAAAAAAGGCGGGCGGTCAATCTGACTCGACTCGCCCGCAAAACAACCGCGCTTTCCGAGGGTAAAGTGCGCGATTGGCTACAACTAGGCGCGCATATCCCGCGCTGCACCGGAACCGACGCAGTACAACCGAAATGGATTCATGCGCCCATCGGCCTCAACCGGGATGACGCGGGCTAGCTCGGCTGTGATCCCTTGTTGCTTCAACTGCTCACGCCCCTTCTCACAGGCGTCCCACGGATTACGAGCCGTGATCTGCACCGCGCCGATTCGGTGGTGCCCGCAGCTCGTGTACGCATACACTCGATATACGGCCATCTATAGTCCTCAGTTTGTGAAACCGACACGTCTGGTGCGTTATATTCGTTGCTTCCCAATTCACGAGTTGCAATATGGATACGCCATACATCGCTCAAATAGTGGTCGGCACCGTTGCTAAGGAGTTCGACGAAGGCTCCAGCAACCAAAAGGACGCTTGGGCATTCCTCAGCTCGGAAATCGCAAAGCACGAAAACGAAGTTGCAGTCGTAATAACGAGAGACGACGAGGAGCGAATCGGCTTGGTATGGGCGAACTACTCCGCACTGCCATTCGTCGAAACGCAAAAGCGCTTTCGCGACTACCTTGCGCTACTCGGCTTCTACGAGTACGACGACTAACGCAAAATCGATTCGCACCCGGCCAGCACATCAAGCACCGCAGCGCTTCGAATCTTGTCCACCGATGCGCTGCCGGGTAGAACCGAGCACCAACCATCCCTCACACGACGCCAGGGCACCCGCCCGTTGCACAAGACGCGAAGGAATCTCGCCCCGTTTTCCAGCCGATCGACGAAGGCAACCGGCGCACCACCGGAGACGGCCAACAGGTCACGAACAGCTGCATATCCGCGCGAAAGTGTCGATTCATCGACTTCATCCCGGTACATCAGCGTCAGCAACGTCAAAGCACACTCCATCCAAGACCTCCTACGGGGTTTACCTTTTCCGAGGTGCTGCTAGACTTCGGGCAGACCATCTGGACTAAGGCTGACCGGCCTAAGTCCGATCGGACAAATGAATACTAGTCCGTTCGGACAAGTTCATCAATCGGAGATTCCTATGACGTATGAAGAATTGATAGAGAGCGTGCTGAACGGCCGAAGCGTGAACCGAGCGGCGAAGGAAATGGGCATCGCTCAAAAGTCACTAGACCGCTATGTGAAGGGCGAACGTCTACCGGACTACACGACGGCTGCGAAGTTCGCGAGGGAGGCCAACGTATCACTTGGCGACGTGATGTTGATCATGGTGCGCGAAGAGGAAAAGCGTAAACCTTTGAAAGAGATGGTCGCAGCGGGTTTTCGCTTGCTCACTAACGCCTTGAATCGCCTATTTACGGTGCTCTCAGCCGCGTAATAGGTGCGTTAGTGAGCATTTGACCTCTTCCCAATTATCAATTTTTTTGTTGTTAGAGCTATATGCAAATGTCGTGTTCTGGCTATTTAGAAATGTCGCGTTTTGACCTCGGTATGCTTGGCAGCTCCCTGCGGGACAACGGAGCCGGCCATGCATTCGACTGCACTGGTGACATTGAACATGCGAGAACTCGACCGCTTGAAGGTGATCCAGGCCGTGGTGGACATGGGGCTCAAGCCTGGGCGCGCGGCTGAGCGCCTCGGGCTGACGGTGCGTCAAGTCGAGCGGCTGATCGAGCGCTACCGGGAGCTTGGCGCAGCGGGACTGGCCTCGCGTAAGCGTGGCTGCCGAGGCAATCGCCGGCTGGACGAGGATGTGGCCCGGCGAGCGCTGACGATCATCCGAGACCGCTACGCGGACTTCGGTCCGACGCTGGCCTGCGAGAAGCTATGGGAATGCCACGGTATCCAGCTGGCCAAGGAGACCGTCAGGAAGCTGATGACGGACGCCGGCCTGTGGGTGCCGCGCCGGCAGCGCCCGCCCAAGATCTATCAGCCGCGGGCCCGCCGCGCGTGCCTGGGGCAACTGATCCAGATCGACGGCAGCGAGCATGCCTGGTTCGAGGAGCGGGCGCCGGCCTGCACGCTGCTGGTGTATGTGGACGATGCGACGAGCCGGCTGATGGCGCTGCACTTTACGGCCACCGAGTCGACCTTCAGCTATTTCGAGGCGACGCGCGCGTATCTGGAGCGCTACGGCAAGCCGCAGGCCTTTTACAGCGACAAGGCCAGCGTGTTTCGCAGCACTAAAGCCGATGAAACCGGCAGCAGCGTGACGCACTTCGGGCGGGCCATGTACGAGCTCAATATCGACACGTTCTGCGCCAACACGAACTCCGCCAAGGGGCGCGCGCACTTGACGCTGCAGGACCGGCTGGTGAAGGAGCTGCGGCTGCGCGGCATCAGCACAGTGACCGGGGCCAATGCGTATTCGCTTACGATTGCTCGAACGCGATCTGATCCGGGATCAGATGGGGCTGACTGCCATCGAGCAAGAACAGCGCTCGCGGAAGCCGCAGCCAGTCATTCGGCCACGGCCCGCAGCAAATGAGGAACAGTTCGCAATCCAGCTTCGACTCGACATCGCGTAATCGAGTCGTCACCAGCCGGCCGCCAGGGCTGGCATTCAATCCTTAGCCGGCGTGAACTTGAGATGCGGCTTAAGCTCAGGATTCGACAGCGCCAGCAAATTCAACGTTGCCCCGCCAAATCGACGCACAAACTCGTCGTCGAGGTTGTAGTCGTAATCCTCAAGCGGCAATTCGAGCGGAAAAAGGCGTTGTGTCACGGCAAGCACTTTATCAACTTCAAGCGTGTAAGAAACCAGCGCCTGTTTTTCGTCAGACCACATCACCACCACGCACTTTTTGTCCGGGTGTTCCGCCATTAGTACCCCCTGCATCGCTGGTAATTTTCAAACGCACGCTGTGAACAGGCATCCATAAACCGTTGCCCGCCCATGGCGCTCCGATACGCCATACATTCGTCCATCTCGCGTTCATACTGGTCATTGCACTCAGCTTCACCGTGCTCGCTTACACCACGAGCAGCCAGCTCACCGACCGGACCATTTCCGAGAGCGCCAGTGTAAGCGAATGGCTGCACGCCCTCGAAAGTAGATGCTGGCAAAGCGGCAGGTGTATCGGCAGGCTGAGCAACCGGCACCGCCGATGCTTCCGCCCTCGCGACGGGACGACCACCGTCAGCAAATCCCATTGCTGCAAGTTCACCAGACGTGTATGACTCAAACATCCTCGTCTGGCTCGCGTGCATGACCGGCTGAGGCGAACACCCGCACACGCAAATATCGCCGTCTAATGCCGGCCGCTTACCCATGAAATTGTCATCGGGCCAACGCGGCCCCTTGGCTACGATTGCTCCGGTCGAATTGCATGCTGGGCAGTCAACTTTGGCGCCGAGGAACGTCAGCTCGGCACCATCGCACGTCATACCGTCTATGCCTTCCTGCACCACGCCATTACCGGATGACTTATCACCCTTGCGGAGGTAGCAACGCTGCATTTTTCGGGCGTCCTGGTAGTTTTCGAGCCAGAAATGTTTAGAGTATTTCAAGAATTTGTCGAATGATTTTTGCGGCTCATGCTAAGTGAATGGAATTATCGATGGCTCACTGAGACGCAAAAAAACGCCGGTCCATTCGGGCCGGCGCAACAGAATGCAATTCCGCTACGAGCTATGCTGCTGGCGCGAGGTTATGCGACGCCCAGGTCCTCACCTCAGCAACAAACACACGGAATGACAACCCGCCCCTAAGTCCGTTCGAAACAGCCTTAACCACAATGGCCCTGACATTCAAAATGTCGATGACGCCAGAGCCAAAGTACTCAGCTGGTGGTAAAGCTAACTTTTGATTGCTACTGCCCACGATCGTACGGTTAAACCCGGCGGCTTCCATTCGCTGATGAAGATGTTTGTAGTCGTCCTCAGTCGGCGTCGCTGGGTTGTGAATTAATTCAATTCTTACCAAGAAATCAGTCATAACGTTTCCTTGAACAAAGACCGACCATGCAGATATTGCCGGCAGTCGACCAAACAAGGAGCCACGCTATAGCGTGGTCCCATGAGCACTCCTCACGGAGTCACTAGGTGTTGCTCGTCAGCGCATGCTTACGAGCCATGCTCCTCTCGAACACTACTTTTTCGAGAAGATGTGCGCTGTGTTTGGCCTTGAACAAGGTCTAACGGAAAACTACACTCCGATTGCTGCAGACCGAGGGCGATTTTCAGAACAGCGCTTACCGAAACCGCTCAAAATGGGGGAGCGTGTTTGCACCACAATCCCCCAAATTCCCTTTGCCTTCCCGCCTCATAGCTGCCCCCTTTGCTCCCTAATTGTCGCAATCATGCGGGCACAACATGTAGTACTCACCCCCGGGAAACACTACCAATAGTAGTGGGGCATCCAATGACTTTCAACTGAATTATTTGTGTTCTGACGCTTGACTTTTCCTTGGCTTGCACGCGAGCTGGATATTTTATTTTGTCCACCTTTCGTGAACGAGAGTTTGATATGAACATTTAATTCAGTTTGTATTTCCGGTCGCCATCCAAAACACCCCTATTCCCTGGTTCTAGTAGAACTGTGCTCCATCACACGTTGCGCCATTGCCGAGCGCACATTGATGGGCAGCCACGACGGCATCACGTGCGCCGAACTCCGGGCCGAGATGCGCGTATGTCGTTACTTCGGGCAACGCAATGCCCCGGCTCGTCCAGTACCGTTTCTTGTTGAACGTCGTCGCGTCCGCGTCCTTGCCAACGTACTTCGCGATGTACGTGGCGATTCGATGCCGCATGGCCCTGCCCTTGCCGCCGATCCGCTTGAAAATAGCGTTTGCCTTGCTACCTCGAAAGCTGTCGTTCACCGTGCCATCCGTGCCCGACTTCCTGATCACCGACAGCCAGATCGAGCGCAACAGCTTCCAGTTCTGTCGACCACTTACGGCCACGTGAATGTGCCAAGCACCACGCTGCTGCCGCTCGAGCACGGCCACGTAATGGAAGTCTTGCATCGCATCGAGCCGGCGTCGGAAGGCGTCCCACCACTTGGCCCATACCTCGATGCGCGTTTCGTTTGCACGCGTCGAGAGCGTCAGCACGCGATCGGCACGGATCGCCTTGCACCGCTTGCGGATCATCCGCTTGGAGCGCCCGATCGACGTTTGCAGCGACTTCGCCGCTTTGACCGAAGCGTCTTGCTCGCTCTCATCCTCAGCGATTTCACGCTTGCCCTGTGCGCCCCTAGGCAGTGCTCGAATCTCCTGGAAGTGCCGCCGCACCCGCACGCTGAAACCTGAACGAGTTCTGGGCCCGCCATGCTCCTACCGAGGACGCGATCGAACAGCGAATGGAGGAATGGCAATTCGCCTCAACTGGCGCTGCCCACATGGCTCGCTTGGTGGCAAAGCGCCCGTCGATCGCATCGCAGAATTGGGCGACGTCACTCCTCTCGCGGCGGACGTGGAAGGCGCGTACGATGAGAGGAAAGAGCGAATTCGGCACTGCGAATGGCGTGTCGACAAGATCCTTGCCGAACATCATCGGCGCGTGTCGGAACCCGTGTCTCCTATCGGTGGCACAGGTTTCGACACGCCAAGAAAACGGCCTTCAAGAAAGTGAAACAATGTCTGTGAATCGCACAGATCAGGAAATCCTAGCTCACTACTTCCTTTGCAGCCTTAGCCTTCCGCGCCTTGTTCCTGGCGGCCTTGATGACTTCCAGGGATCGCGCCCCGCGGCGTTTCGGAACTTTCATTCCCTTGACGCGTATCCCGTGTTTCAACAGGTATTTCCCGGCCTGCGTGGCGTTCCCCATGTGCTCGGCCTCCACGTAGCGGGCGAACGATGGGTACATATTGAGCACGTTCCGCGCTTTGGTAGCGGCATCCTGCTTTTTGCGTTGCTTGTCCGCGCGTTCGGCGTCGGCGGCCTCGATCAGTAATCTAACCCGGTCCGCGTCCATTCCGTTCGCTTCCACGGCTGCGCGGATGATCGGCAGGTGCTCCGCCCGGATCGATGGATAGTACGCCTCCGCCACGTAGACATAGCGCTTGCTCGTTGTCCAACCGCCCGCCTTGCCGAGGATGTGGCCGCGATCGGAGGTAATGTCGACCAACCCCTCAACAGTCCCTCCCGCAAGGTTGATAACGATGTCCGGCTTCGAGGCGCCGCCCATGCCATCGGAGTGCTGCTCAGTCCAGGGCGCTGGCATCTTCGCTGCACGCATGAGGACGTAGACGCGTTCTTCGATGGCGTTTCCGGCGTGGGTCAACGCCATCGGGCTATTTCTCTGGAGGAGCTCGAGGAACGCCACCCACCGGGCGCCTTTCCATTCCCCTACGTGGCCCGTCATCAGCTCGTCGTAAGCCCGATCGACAAAAGCGCTCACCTGTTGGGCGAAGGTTCTACACGTCGCCGTTTGCTCCTCCGTTGCCTCCCCCCCGTGCTCGAAGTCTTCGTCAAGCACGCGCTGCACCACTCCGCCCGGCATTGGCCCTTGCGGATGAGAGGCGCGCAAATTCAAAGGCACGGAATCGCTGCGCATCTGGGATGCTCTCGCCCCCATCACATCGGCCTCATGTTCCAGCCCCTTGTCATCGTTGACTGGCGTCCCCGCCCCCATCTGCAGTGTGGGCCTGACCCTCCTCTTGGCCTGCTGTACCAGATGCCAGGCTTCGTGCGGGAGATGCTTTTCCTGTCCTGGGGCGAGATGGATATCGGCTCCCTGCGCATACGCCAGCGCCCGCATTTGGGCCGGTCTGGCGGAGTTGTAGTGGACTTTGACCTTGTCCATCGGCAAGCCGGAAAGGTTTTCAATCCCGGATTTCAGATCGTCCGGCAGGCCGGTTGAATTGATATCCGGCGCTGCCCGCCGTATCGGGGAGGACGCGTAGTGATAAGCAGCCATCGCGGTGACGTGATTGTCGCTGCGTTGCTGTATTACCACCGGAGCATCAGTCGGGCTTGCTGCAACGTTTATCCGATGGCGTCTATGCGGTTTGAGACAGGGCGGTTCACGGGTCATTTGCACGATCCTTATCGTTGTCTGAACGCCGTGCGACGCGAAGCTATTGGCAATGCAGGTTTTTAATTCTCGCTTATCAGAACCGTCCTTGCCTATGCTGAGTATGGCCAGATGTCCGATCCTCACCTCGCGCTCAACGAAAATAGCATATTTCCCGGAGTAAAAAACTGCCCTGAATCGGCATTAAACAGTCGGCCCCGAACAATTCGTTTTCGCCCAGGGATGAGGTCAGGCCGCCGACGGGGCGCGGCGGTTTCGAAGCTAAGCAAAGCGATGAGACTCAGGGCGTAAAAAATCTCGAAATCAATGAGCACTTTGACCGGATTTTCTTGTGTGCAACCGCTGGTTGCGCAATCGAACCGAAAACGTGAGGCATCGGTAACTCAGATTGACCAAACAAACCGAGGCGTTGCACCAGCCCTGTCAATCTTGGCAGCTGGATAGACCGGCTACCCAAAAGTAAATTCTCCGCTTGACGGCGGAGCAGCCGGCAGCGCCCTCGTCCGAGCATAATGAACAACGGTTGTAGTCGGCCGACGCGATTCGCCACCCGCTCCACGAACGAGAACAGGGCATCCCCGACGTGGCAACCGATCGCAGCCCTCCTCTGGCGAAGCCCGGCCGCCCCGGCGCAACGCGCTCTCATGAGGCCGCGGCTGCCCGAGCGCCGGAGCGGCCCACCACCGCGGCGCCGGAAGCGGTCGGTCGATTGACGGCGATGGGCGGCGGCCGCTACACGAGCAGCGTCATTCAGCGCCGCGAGCCATCGTCCCCATTGCCAGGCAGCCTCGGCTCCAGCCACGAACCGGGCGATGCCCCTACACCAGCGGTTCCATCCCCCGGCACGGGACTTCCTGAACCGCTCAAGGCTGGAATCGAACGCCTGTCCAGCGTGGCCATGCACGACGTCAGCGTCCATTACCGCTCGTCGAGGCCCGCTGCGTTGCGCGCGCTAGCCTACACTCGGGGCCTCGACATTTACCTCGGGCCAGGCCAGGAACGGCATTTGCCGCACGAGGCCTGGCACGTCGTGCAGCAAAAGCGCGGAGAAGTCGAACCCGAGCGCTTCGTCGGCCGCACGGGATTGAATGCGAGCCCGGCGCTGGAGGCAGACGCTGAGCGCATGGGAACACGAGCGCAGCGATTGCCTGCTGGCGTATCAGCTCAGCAGCCGATCCCGCAGAATCTGCACCAGGCTGCATGCAGCCCCGGGGTCGTTCAAGCATTCGGCAACGCGCAATTCGACGCCTTCAAAGCCCTCCTCCAGACTGAACCGGACAACACGTCGAGCGCCGAGCTCGCGGAACGCTCGTCGGAGAAGTTCGGCCAGCTCGCTTACATCGTGAACGCGATTCTGTCGTATAGCGAGGTGGAGAAGATTCCAGACGTCGTCAAAGCGATCACCGAAGGGTTGAGTCCCGGCGATGTGGCCCGTGTCGCCTTGGTGTTCGGGATCAACGCGCCGGAATCCGCGCAAGGCGACCTCGACAAAGCCATCGCCCAAGCGCGACAACTGATCGCCGGGACGCCGTTCGCGATCGCCATCGTGCGCTCGACATTCAGCGGCAACTTCCCTTACGGGGACATGCGCAATCAGGTCCTGCACAGCGATGAAACACGCGATCTGACGCGATACTTCACGTCGCAAGGCTACCACCCCTACGTGTCCATCCAGGACTTCGACACCGGCTCAAGGGCGGCCGGAACCGATGAGGGGCGGCACATCTTCCATGTCCTCGACGAGACGCTGTCCGGTATCGGGTCCGGCGCGCAGCAGATGGATGACGATACCGAGCCGATGCCGCCGGATCGACCGCTCATGATCGCCGGAGGCTACCGTCCGCAACCGCAAGAGAAGCTCGTCAAGGACGTGATGGCTCGTGTCAGCGAGAGCGACAAGGGGGCGATCGGCAAGAAAATCGAAGATCAGGCGCTCGCCGGTTTTTCCGAGACCATCGCGAAGGACATGCGGTTTCGCGATATGTACGCGCGGCTGGACCCGCTGCTGCCCTACGCGCCTGAGCCGAACCTCTTCATCGATGCGACGGCCGCTGCGCGGCCGAGCCCGGTTTCCGGAGAGCCTCTGGAGTTCGGAGACAACGGCGCCGAATACACGCTCTTGGCCAAACGGCTTGCGCAATACGCCGCCGATGAACTTGAGCAGTACTACGGAGGTGTGTTGAGCAGGATGATCGAAGAGATCCAAACTGCGCAGGGGCGCCCGCTGACCAACGAAGAAGCGGAAGACGTGCGCGCCGACGCCCTCGCGCAGTTGCTCGTCGATGCACAGAACAACCGGCATCCTCAGCGCAACGTCTCGTTTCTGACGGACTTTCAGAACCTGACTGTCGGCACAGACCTCTCTCGTCTCGCACACGACGCGTTGCGGGGCAAGGCATCGCAGGATCACACCGGTTTGACGAACGTCATCATCAATCGCACGTTCAACGAGCGCTCAGACAAGAGCGGGACGAAACTCGCCACCATCCGCGATCGATTTCCCAAGGCCACCAAGGCCGAGCAGGAGGAGTACGGACGCAGGTTCATCCATGGCAGCGGGTATGAAGCGTTCGAGATGGAATCCCAAAACTACTTCAAGAAGCACAACACGATGTTGGGGGGCTTAAAGCGTCAGCGGTTGAGCCAAGCGCTATCCATACCGTTTAGCGGAGCCGGAAGTTTCAGCGGCAGCTATTTCGGCGTCGATCCGGCACAAAAGACCTTTTTCACGCATCAGGTCGCGATCCAAGGTGCGCGGATAGGCCCCGAACAATTGCATGAAAGCGTGCTTGCCGAGGCGCGCAGAATCCACGCCGACGAGGCGTTCATGATCGGATATGCGGACGGTACCGACGACAACTGTCTGCTGATCTCGGTCTTCAAGGCTGCGGGACTGCAACTGAACGCAAGCGAAGCCCAGCAATTGCGCACGCAATTGGTCGAGGAACGGCTTTGCGCTCCGGTCGGCTATCTGGACCTGAACAATCCGGCGCTGGCCGCGCGTTTGCTGGAGTTGTTGCGCCAGCGAACGGGCGAGTCGTTCACGCTGTATAGCGTGCATGAGGTCCCTGCTTCGCAAGGCTCCACCGCTTACGGCGTAACGCCCGTCGCAGGCGACGAGGGGAACCTTCGCAAGATCTACGTCTTTTTCGCGGGTGTGCATTTCAGTCCAGCTTTCCCACGCTCCCCGGATATGCGCAACAAATAAAAAACGACGGGCACGATATCCGACCTGGAATGACCTGTCATGCTCGACATTAAAATATCATGGTGAGGTCAAAAGCACTTGAATTCCTCATCATCTATTTATATCGTTGATCAGCAGCGGCATGCTGCTCCTCGCGCCGCATGCAAAATCGCTAAAAAAATAAGGCGACAGGTTGAGGCGTGAGTGAAGCATGAGAATCCACTCGATGGAGTAATGTTCAACCGTTTCATTGAAAGGGATTTTTCAATCATGGCTAATGAAGATGTCAAGTATCAACATGTGACGTTCAATGTCACCAATGCTCAGGCTGGCCAGACGATCTGGATCGAACTGCAACAGCAGACGCCGCAAGTCGCGTTTAGCACCGGTCCGAATTTCGAAAGCTCTGGCGGCGTTCAAGTTAGCCTATCCGGCGGTGGCAATCTTCCGCTCACCAGCTTCAACGCCAACGCGCGGGAAGTGAAAGTCAACACGCAGAGCAGTGGTGGTGGCGGCAGCGCGCTGCAATTCTCGGTGGATCTGTATCTGGTTGCACAACTCAATACGCAGATGTTCTCGCTTCGCTCGCGTTCGGACCCAGGTGTGCAAATTACGGCTAAAGTCGGCAATGCGCAGCCTTTGGTCGTCAATCAAAACTTCACGCCGTTCTACTGGAATCCGCAATAA